GTATTATCAATTCGATATCTGACACATTCATTGAAAATATCTTGAGCGAAATAGAAACCATTGTGAATGGGTCCGGGTCTACTGGGCAAAAAGCAGCGGCGCTTAAGAAATTAGACGAAGACCTTAAGTTGTTAACTAAAGGTAAGTCGATACTGCCTACCTTTAATCCAAATGAAATCATGGAAGTAAAGCTGGACTATCAAGGTGTCTATGCTCTACGGGACTGGGTCGAGGCTAATCACGGTGTCGCCGTGATGGATGCCATTAAACAAGAGTTCGGTGATTTCATTAAGAACCGTACTCGGTACAACAAAGTAATTAACACGATTAACGACCAGTTTGTTGCATTGTTTGAGCAAGCGATTGCTGACGCACGCGAAAATGCAATAGATGACGAAGTAATTACCAAGAACGATGACCTACCTATTGAAACTATTGAATCAATTATAAACGACTTGCAGGGCGCAATCCCTGGCATTAACAATGCCTTTAGTGTGGATCATGACGCGTTAATTCAATTAGCTAAACAAGGACGCAGTGAAGGCAGTGCCCAGCTCTATAAAGTAGAAACTGCACTGGGCCGCAGAGTAGATGGCGTGAAGTCTATTAACTCAACAGGTCAGGCGCGTGATTGGGTCGATGATCTGGGTGTGTCCCCTGCGGTAATTAGTATTCACTCGTTGGATGCAGCAGTTGCGTTACAGACTCTGAGTTTCGCCTCGGTACTTAATGTGCACGATGGTTTCTATACCGGCGTAATGCAAGCCGAGCACACAGCAAAAACGCTAAACAATGTCTTCTACAAAGCCATGAAAACAATGTCTCTAGCTAAAATGGCTTACCAATCTGCGGTACGCGCCAAGGCAGAAATGATCAAGTTTGCTACAAATCACAAGATGAAAGAATTCATGGAGGACAGTCCGAGCTGGGACATCTATGATTCAGAGGCGATTGACGACGGACACCAGTTAGCAACAGAACTAGGTATAGCTAAGGACGAGTTGATTGCAGGGATTCGCTACGTCACTCAGTATAACCTTGAAGGTGTGGGCTTCAGTCCACTCCAAGAAGGACAGTCAGAAGACTCCCCCGCCATCGATGTACCTCACAGTGAACTGGGTTACACCGCTGAAAGCGAAGATCCTGACGCATTACACACTGTGCAAATGTACCTACGTGTCTCTGAAAAGAAAGATGTAGATACATTAATTGGGCTGGTTCTGGACACCCTTGATAAGCGGACTGCTCATAGCAAGTTGCTTACTGGTATCCGTGAGCATTTAGGTGATGCCAAAGTGGTATTGGTTGAGCCGGATGTTGACTTGGAACTGTCTGAAACGGTATCCAAAGCACTACGTAGTGCGCGTGCAGTCTACGACGGCAACACCCACACGGTGTACCTGAAGTCTACTGGCTTCCGTGACCATGCGATGACTTCTGAGACTATCGCCCATGAGTTGATTCACGCGGTGATTAACCGTTACCTGGAAGACCCTGCGGCAAAACGTCCCAAGGCAGTCCGTGAAGCGATTGCTGACTTGGATGCGTTGATGACACGGGTGAAGAATGATCCTGTCTTCAAGCGACTGTATCCGGGTAATCAACCCATGGTTGCCAGCATTGATGAATTTATCACATGGGGTATGACCAACGAAGGTTTCCAGAACTACTTGAAGTCTCGGAAAATGGAAACCAAAGGTAAGCGTGCCATGGCGGGTTTCCGCCACATGGTTAATGCGATCCAGAAAATCATCTTTGGCAAGTCAGACACGTCTGCCACCAACACTGCATTGTTCGAGTTAATGGAAAATGCTGGTGCGATCATGTCAGAAGCCCGTCTGTATAAGCCGAATGAGATGGAGTACAGCACTGCCCCGCAAGAGGTGGAGCAGATGACGTCCATGGAGATCTTAGAATCCCTGGGTAAAATGAATGGTCAGCCTAAGCGTAGCAATGAGCACAGTGAGACGTTAGGTAAACTGCAATCTGGTCTTGTGAATGTACTGGAAGGTGTACTGGGTAAGTCTATTCGTGAGATGGAAGATGATCATTCTGACCAAGACCTCACATTTATCAAGCACCTAAAAGAAGGCACCACCCCGTTTACGTCTACCCTCACCCACTTGTTTGATATGGATTATCAAGAGGCGTACGTCGCTGAACAGTTAGAAGCGACGCTGGGATCTAATATTGTTGACCAGGGAAGTCACTCTGCTGCAATGAAGCGTTTATGGACGTTGGCGAAAGCGCAGCTGAAGCCAGAGGACTTCCTCGATAGCTCAGGTGATATGGTTCTCGCTACCGAACGTTATAATCGTTTGTTTAGTCCAAAGACCACCCACTCAACGAGTGCCTTTGTTGATAGCGCAGGTAAGAAGATCACCACGAACAGTGCGGACTACTTACAAGCGTTTACTATTATGGCGTTGGTTCACGAACCCACTCGTAAGATCCTTGAGAAGGTAGATACCACGCCTGTGCAGAAGCAGATGAAGGTCGATTCAATCGGTGCCTTGCTCGTCAAAATTCGGGATTTAATCCTCGATGCACTGAGTCGTTTGGTCAACGCCCCTCATACCCTTAAAGGGTCGGTGGGTAAGCAAACCTCACAACTGATGGCGAGTCTCGCCTCGATTGAGCACAAGAAGCGTACCCGTGTCATGAAGCAGAGAAACGCTTCAGACAATGGACCTAACGCGTTCGTTACCCGTCAGATGACGGGGTTACGTAAGCGGTTATCAAAGCCAGCTAATTCCACAGTAGGTAAGGCAGCGCGCATAGCCGTACACCTTACGGAAGGTGATAAGGCCAGCGCGTTCATTACAACAGTACAACGCATCCGTAACAAGCACCTGAAAGAGCGTAATGGTTGGGTCATGGATCTAAGCAACGAGCTTATTGGTGAGAACGATATCAACAGTTGGGCCATGCGCTTAATGCGTTGGTCAAACCGTGACGTCGATCAGCAACGTAAGCAGGTAAAAGACACCGTGCGTTCAATGGTAAGTGACGCCTTTGGTAAGAAGCTGACTGAGGAGCAAGAATCTGCACTCACTCAAGTGATGATTATGACGGACCTGTCTTCTCTACTGGACAACAAAGTTGACTACAACGACATTATTGATCTGGTAATTAACGCTGACAAGCGTAAACAGAAGATGAAAGACCTGGAAGCCAAATTATTGGACACGGAACACGGTATTTACTACGTGAACCAAGCCAAAGCACTTGGTTTATACATGGTTGAGAACTCCGCCTCTAACCGAAATCTAGCTAAGAATGCCCACAACATCGCCATGCTTTATGGTGATAACCAACGCAACGTTAACAAACGTAGTGCGGCGAAAGCCCTACCCCTGATTGATCAGTTAGCCACATTGCAGGCGCTGGAGTACACAGAATCTAAAGAACTGGATGTGTTTAAGGAACTGGCTCTACAAGAAGGTGAACGTCAAGATGGTAATGGTGTAGCGTTTGTATTGCATCAGCATAAGGCGATCCAGAAGGATGCCTTTGAGATGATCTTTGATGGTAACCCAGTGAACGTGGTGAAGGGCTACATGCACCAAATCACAAACCCTCACCTGACGGTGGAGTTTGCTACAACACCTCAAGAGGTGGAGTTACTAAAGGCACAAGGTTACCGGGTGGATCATAAAATTCGTCGTGACCAACATGACCCAAGTGGGTACACCGCTAAAGGAAGTACACGTCAGCCGATTGTAGCCATGGTTGTGGAAGATGGGGGTGTCGCTACCCGCCTTGCTGGTGTGATGTCTTACACTAACAAATCATCCATGGGTACGTCGCTAGGTGAGGCAATGAAGGCTGTGGGTGAACAGGGTAATAAGAACCTGATCACCAATTTCCATGTTGCTGCGCAACGAGAAATTGATTCACTGCACACACAACTAATCGCACCTACTAGGGGCGATGGTAAAGGTGCGAAGATGATTCCAATCTTTGATCATCAGGGTAACGTGCAGGACTACCGTTATGAGATGGAAGAGAAATACCGTAGGTCTATGCTTGAAAAGCGGTATGACGTAACCAACGTTATGGGTTCCATGGCATCGAACTTGATAGATAAAGTGGCGACCAAGGACATCAATGCGCAGACCATTAATGCGCTGGCTGATCAGTACGCACAAGACCCAGACAAGGACGCGTACATTGCTATTAGTCGTGGCTCATCTGATCCACGCATCAACGAGATCTGGAACATGTTGCCGGAGGAAGCCAAGCAGCTTGCACACGAACGGTTCAAAGGTAATTTGGTGATGATTCGTCGTGAATTACTCACACCGGTGTTTGGTTACCGTAAGGCGAGTATTACAGACATGTGGAAAAATGACCCAATGGATCGGGGCCGAGTACAGCAGTTTGTGGTGAAAGCGTTGGAGATGACATTGGGGAAAGTATTTGGGGATAAACTGGTGATGCGCCTCCGTCAAGGAGAAGCAGGTTGGCAGGAAATTGTCAGGGCCGTCAAAGATATTCTAGTCATTAAAAACGTGTTCACGTTGGTGGGTAACGTGCTTAGTAACGTTGCGTTGCTAAGTTTAAGTGGTGTCCCTTTGACAGAAATTATCAAACATAAGACGGTGGCCTGGAAAGGTGTACTGCGCTATCAAAAAGAACATACCGAGTTGTTTAAACTACAGAGCATGCTAGATGCACAACCAATGACCCATGCAGAACAGACCAAGACGCGTGCGCGTATTGCTGAACTGGAGGACTCACTGGGTAATAACCCCGTGAAGGAGTTGATCGATGCTGGTTTATTCCAGACTATCGTAGAGGATATTGAAACTGAGGATGATCCCTTCAGTTATAAATCCAAGGTGTTTAAGAAGTTTGATACGTTCACGGCGCATGTACCAAAAGGTATTAAGTCAGCAACGAACATGCTGTTCTTGTCTCATGACACAGCAGCGTATAAGTTCTTAAACCAGTCTACGCAGGTGTCTGACTTCGCAGCGCGGTACGCACAGTATACGTACTTCACTCAGCGTGGTAAGAATCCGTTATCGAAAGAAGAAGCCATGAAGCGAATCGTAGCGAACTTCGTGAACTATGATATCCCTACGGGTAAGGGTATTCAGTACCTCAACGATGTGGGTCTACTGATGTTCACTAAGTACTACCTACGTATTCAGCGCCCGGTACTTCGCCTAGTGCAGGAGAATCCTGTCAGGGCCTTAGTGATGCTGTTGACGCAGGGTTTATTGGGCTTCTCAGCACCTACAGACTCTAGCTTCTTGAACAATGGGCCGTTCAGTCGCTTAGTGGATCCGTTCGGTGTGGCAGCAGGCTCAGTTGATGAGATTGCGACCCTCAACGCACTAATGCACGGAACCGGTATTAAGTAAGGGTTAGTTTGCCTGTTTGCCGATACCCTAGGGGTGGGGGCAAACAGGCAAACAGGTTTTACTGATCTGTAAACAGTTCAAGTTGGTTTTCGTTTTCAGTATAAAAGACGCCCGTTTCTAGTAATACACTAGAGGCAATGTCCTCAATGACTGAGTTAGTTTCGGATAGCCATGCGATCTTACGCAGTGCTTCTTCATAGATAGTGGTGATTTCCATTGAATACCTCTATATGTGTGGAATAAAAAAGGCTACAGGGTAAGTGTAGCCAAGGAACTATTGCTAGTTCATCAGGAGTAAATCTTCATTAGAGAAGGCACTAGGTAGCTCATACAGGGACCATTCAAACCCTTAGAAACCTTTACGCGTTTCTACAACCCAGTGACTTCACTAATAAAGACTAAAAGATGGTTCTTATGAACCATCTTTTGGTTCATCTCTGTAATACTCTGTAACAAGTAAGAATATTGCACCCCCTAGTAATACCAGTCCGCCTAGAATTGTAAGAAAGTAGATAAGTGCTACTGACAATCCAATGGTGATAAGTATCAAAAGGGTTTTAAAAAAGATGGACAGCTTCTTCATTAGGCGAAGAGTGACTTAGAAGTAACAGGCACTTCTTCAGCGACTTCCTCTTCCACTTTGGCTTCAGGTGCAGGCATGTCTTGTACTGCGACAGGCTTGGGGATCACCTCGGTTACCGGTTCGACTTCTTTCGGTTTAGCTTTAGTCTTGGGCACAGCTGATACGGTCTTCTTGGCTGACATAGGATTAATGTCCATCTCAGCACTAGTACCATTGGTTCCACGACCAGCAATGATGTTGATCTCAACATCCTTACCACTCAAACTAATTCCTGCTGACGAAATGTACGCCTTTAGTGCTTGGTTTATTTCATCATTGTGTAAGGTTACACGCATGTGATTATCCTCGGTTTATGAAAGCAGACATCTGCTTAAAGGTTTCGGTAGCTAGTCCTGCATGGACAGCCGCCACCGCATCTGCCAGGTGCTCATTCTTATTACCTAGCTTCCACTCCCCTTTCTGCTTATGGCGTAGCCAATTCGCTTCGGGGTACATGTCAGTAGCCCACGTAATCATCTCTGCCTTACTAGCGGTTTTAGAACCAACAGCAGCGAGTTTGACTTCAGTGGGGGTAACTTGGATGAGGGGCTGTGCGATGGAAGACAGGAGTCCGATACAGACCCCGTAGCTTGCCATAGCGCGTGCTGACTGAGAGCCAACAGGTACTTCGACAATCACGAGATCCACGTCTTTAGTGAACTCCTGCATAGCGTCATGCAGTGATCTAGCGCGGTTCAAATCGTCACTGTTCTTACGAACAACTTTGGCGTTGGCTTTGTCAGATTTAGATTCCTGTAAAAACAGTTCAGCTAGATCGAACACAGGGAAACCTTGATCGAAATCGAGGTTTCCCTTAGCCATGCCAAAGTTGGATAGTGACGGGTCTAAGCCCGCTATTCGCATTATGCGAACAAAGACTGCACGGGTGCTGGGCCGTTAGACGCTTTAGCAGCCACTACTGCCATCGGTGCGCCGGTAATTGCACCGCTAGCAGCCATTTCCTTGGCTTTCTTAGCATTGTTGCGAAGAGTCCCTTTATTCTTCTCGACCCACTGGCCTACGAACACGCCTTCAGTTTCTCCCGCGATGATCTCAGTACGGGTTAGTCCGTCACGCGCACGGAAGAACTTATCCACTCCCATTTCTTCCTTGGTTTCACCTTGAGCCACATACGTGCCGTCGTCTTGCTTGGTGTCCTTGTCTTCAATAGATCGTTGGATGCCAGCTTTGATTTCCTTACCTACAAGATCAGTGAACATTTGCACCTTAGTAGGCACTTCCTCTTTGGCGGTGTAGTCATACAACTTCACCATTTTTTCATCGGTGTCCATGGCACTAATTTCCGTAGCGGATGCAAGCAGCGCAAGGTCATTAGCTAACGTGAAACCAGGTAAGTAACGCTTGGTGCCATCTTTTGTGGTGTAGAAGTTCTTGCCACCCTTGGCAGTACCACTGGTCATCCAGTACGTTTGACGTAAGTTAGCGCCCTTGTCTGTCTTGAAGTGGGCTTCTAGTGCTAAGGCACCGGATGCGGCTGTACGTAGGTACGCTAACTCAATGGTTAGGGCGTATACGTTGGATTCTTCAATACGCTGGGCACCGCCCAAACGGTCTGTTTCGACCTCAACTGAATTGTCGGTCTTTAATGCAGCTAAACTCATATAATTCTCCTTTGGTTTTAACCGTAGTAGTCTTTCAGGCGATCAAACACCTGTTGGATATCGTTATCAATAAATGTTTCTGGGGTATCCCACATACCTAATGGCGCACGGACGGATAGTCCAACAGTGCCTTTAGTCTTTCTGGTTTGGAAGACGTACTTGTAACCCAGCATGTCCTCTTCTTCAGAGATGTGTAATAGGGAGTTGTCATAGGTTGCCAAGTCCTTAACGGATACTGACTTAGCGGCAATCACGCATGAGAAGTAACTCTCTACGCCATTGTTCTTGAGTGCGCCTTTGATCGGCACATACGTATCCATACGCATTTCTTGTTCATTGAGCACGTCTAAATGGTGGGCAATGAACACTACGTTCTTTGTGGAGCGCGTCACATGCTGTTGCATAAGGCGTTTAAAGAACTGAGAGTACTCGCCCCATGCTTTCATGGTGTTAGCACTTCCCAATACGCGGGTGGATTCAAACATGTCCATAAGGTACGTGAGTGAGTCAACTACAATGGTGTGTACGTCAGGTAGGGTTTCAGCGTGCTGAAATGCCTCTTCTACCTGTACGGGATCCACGATAGTGAACTCTTTAAACTTGCTGCGAAACGGTAATCGTTTACCAGATTCACAGTTCAAATACATAACGCCTTCGGGGTTTCTCAGGTTCAATAGTGACGCTGATTTTCCAGAAGCCGCCTTTCCACCAAGCAAGACAAGGTGGTCATTGACTGCAGTAGTCATGGGTTTCTCCTTTTTAAGATTAAGACACCGCGAAAGGACACGGATGTGTCCCTTTGTTGTACTTGTGTAGCACCCTTGTAGCACCCTGAAAACGCTGAAAGCGTTACAGGGCAAGGGTTGTTGCACTGTTGTACCCTGATAGGGAGGGACAGGTACTAGGCAGCACGCTTTTGTATGGCGCGTTGAGCAGAAACCATAATGGTCTGGTGAATCTCATCATCCGGTAGCTTTTCAGCTAACTTGTTGTTGAGGTTGCCTACAGCCTGTTCCACTTCCATGATGGTTTGTCCGCCATCCACGAGCAGTAAAGCGTACTTGATGAGTTGGTTAGAACGATTGCCTGCCCCAGTGTTATTGATGAACCAACGTTCCAGATTTGTTAAGGAATTCTGGTCGAGCATGCGTTGCTTACGCTCCTCGTTCTTACTGGTTTTAGGAATAAACTCCAGGGGATCAAATAGCTCACCGTCACTGGTAGTGACACTGCCTTGATGGGATAACCATTTACGGGCACGTTGGCCTGTTTGATCGTCCACAGCAAAGGGCAGCCAGTCATAGACGTTCTGCATGAACTCTTTAAAATCATCCCGATCCAATTTAAGCGTGTACTTCATAGGCAGGATCATTCGGAAACGATCTTGTCCATTCTCGCCATGACGCTTAGTGGTATAGAACATGGCACGGTAGTCTTTAAACAACTCCTGCGCCGTGGCTATTGGGGTTCCCCCATCCACGTCAATCACGATTAAGTTAAATCCTGGCTTTGCCTTCTCTTCACAGCG